CTTTACAGCTGATGGTGATCTAGATGAATCAAATGGTAGATTCTGTGTAACACCAGATTTCCCTAATGGAATATATGCATATTTCTGTACTATCTCCGATAATATTGATGCAAGTGGTCCTTTCAACAAATTTAGAAGACCAACATTCCCATATGTGATTGGTAATGAATATCAATCTATTCCAAATCCATTTAACTTCAAATCTGCATCTAATCAAAAGGAATATGATATAGCAAATAATTCTTGGTTTAGAAATACCAAGTTCTACTACACCAATGATGGTGGAAATGCTGGTTATGATTATGTTTATAATTCAGATCTAGTAAGAAATCAATCTATTGATGTAGTTGCAACAACTTCTGGTTCTGTTGATTCTTTGGATATTGTTGATCCAGGAACCGACTACTCGGTAAATGATAAAGTTGTATTTAATTCTACAGGAACATCTGGTAGAAACGTAAGATATAAGGTTTCTCAAATCAAAGGTAAGAGTGTTAATAATGTATCACTTGCAACTACTTTCATTGAAAATGTAGAATTTGGTAGTGGTAATAATCCCAATAACTTTATTGGATTTACGTCAGCACCCCACAATTTCCTTCCAAGAGATACTGTTTTCATCGATAATCTCTCACAATACTATAAGGGCTTTGATGGAGCATATACTGTTGGAGTATCAAGTGAGAGATGGTATGTTTCTGTAGGTATCCAAACACAATCAGTCACAGGTATTCAGACATACATCTATGTTTCTGGTAGTTTGGATGAACAAATCATCAGACCTAATGATATTTTGAGAATTGAGAGTGAAAAACTGAAGGTTCTTAATATTGATAATGATTCTGGAAGAATTAGAGTTCTGAGGGGAGTTGATGGAACTCTAGGTGTTGCACACGCTGCTGGTGTTGTTGTAAGAGATGATCCAAGGAAGATTAGATTTACATCCACAGGTATCACCACCAATAGATCATTTAAGGTAAATAAACAGTTCTACTTCAAACCAAATGAGTCTGTAGGTCTTGGTTCAGATCAAGTGGTAATGTTCTCGGGTATTACTACAGTCACATTCTCCAATCCTGGAATTGGAGTAACCCAATTAAATCTGGGTCAACAACAGATCTTGATTCCAAACCATAAGTTGGAACTCAATACTCCAATGAAGTATTACCCCAATGATGGGACTTCTATTGAGGTCTGGAGTGGAGTACAAGATACACCAAAATATGATCTCACTGCTACCAGAAACGTATTTGCAGTACCGCTGTCAGATAATGTGATTGGTATCGCAACACAGAGAGTTGGTGTTAATTCAACAGGTAACTTTGTTGGTATTGATACTAATGCTGGTGGATTGTTATATTTCACCAGTGTAACCGGTGTAGGAAGTTATCATAGCTTCAATACTGATATTCCAAGTGTGTTAAAAGGTAGAGTATCACAGAATATTGTGACCGTATCTACAGCACAGACTCATGGAATTCTTCGTGGTGATAGAATTACGATTGATGTAAATCCAACCACTACTACCACTATTAAAGTCAAGTATGATGAGTATAATAGAAGAATTGTATTTGATCCTGATGTAATTGATGCTACAGGAATCAATACAGATGCAAACACATTTGCTGTTCCTACCAATAAGTACTTTACGGGTGATAAAGTTATCTACACGTCAGATAATCCATCTGATAACATGGCATCATCCGATATGTACTTTGTATATAATCTGAAGAATGATGTTATTAAACTGGTTAGGAATAAGAGTGAACTTTCTAGTGAAAACCCTACATTTGTCAATGTAGGAAGTGCAAACACAGCAACATTGGCTCGTATCAATCCAGAAGTTGAGATTCAGAAGAATCAAATCATCAAATTTGACTTGTCAGATTCTTCTTTGTCATTTACTAATAGCGGTAATCAATTATCCGCCTTTGACATGCATCTCTATGTGGATCAACAAAAAATAAATGAGTTTTGGACCACAGAAACTGACTCTACATTTGAAGTCAAGAAAAATGGTGCTATTGGTGTCGATAATGATGCTTCACTGACTCTTACCGTAAGTGATAATATTCCATCAGTTCTCTTCTATGGATTAGAACCAGATAATTTGGATGTTCTTCCAGATATAAAGAAAGAAATTATTGAAGATACTGAAGTTACTGAGAACAATACTCTTAATTTGGTTTCTAATAAATTTGATGGTATTTTCAATGTTGTTGGTGTAACATCAGACACATTTGATTACAATATACCTTTTGATTACGATACAATCGTATCTTATGGCTCAACAAATTCTAGAATTACATATAGCACATCATCATTGACAGCTATAGGCCCTATCAGTAGAGTTTCCTCTGATAATAATGGTATTGGTTATAAGACACTTCCTGGATTTACATCTGTTAGTAGTGCAAAAGGAACTGGTGCTCTATTAAAACCAAATAGTACTTCAATTGGTAGTATTATTTCTACTAAGATTAATAATATTGGTTTTGGTTATCCATCTGATAATACACTTAATGCTGTAGGAAATCTACCTCTTGTACTAGAACTTGATCCACTGGGTAGTTTTGAATCGATTGGTATTACTTCTGGTGGTGTAAATTATAGTCAGTCTCCTGATCTTGTTGTCATTGATGGATTTACTGACAAGCAGATTACTGATTTGCTTCTTGATTATGAGTTAAATGATAATAGTGTGAATATCAGAAGAAACACTAACTCACTCAATAATGTCACCCCTCATATTATTCCAATCAATAATACTAATGGATTTAGTATTAGCTCGATTACTTATAACTCTACAAGTAAAGTTGTTCGTCTTTTCTTCTCAAATATTTTCAGTGATGCACAAGATTGGCCATTTAAGGTTGGTGAATCTGTCCTTGTAGAAAATATTGCTGTTGGTTTTGGAACACAGGGTAAGGGTTACAACTCAGAAGACTATGGATATGAGTTATTTGAGGTAACTAATTTGGATAGTAACCTAGGTGGTTCTGGGTCATTCATCGAATACAACCTTACAAACTATCTTGCAGCTGGTGAATATCCAGGAACAACTACAAATCTTGTTGCAGGTTCAGTTACTCCTAAAACATACTTCCCAACTTTTGATCCTGAAATTTCAACTAAGGACTTTGTTGCGGGTGAAATAGTTGCAAATCCAAGTGGTATTGGAATAGTTGAGAGATATGATAGTGTTAGTGGATTCTTGTTTATTACTTCTGATGATGATTTTGAAGTTGGCTCAATCATAAGATCTGAGACAACAGGTACTCAGGCTCGTATTAATTCCTTTATTGATTTTAACTCAACAATTAAACTTGGTGTTGGTGCCACCTTTAATGGTGGATGGCAAAATAACTCAGGATTCTTGAATGATAATCTTCAGGTGCTTCCTAATAATGAGTATTACCAAAACTTCTCATATTCATTAAAATCGAGAGTAGATTTTAACACATGGGATGATCCAGTAAGTTCACTTAATCATACTGCAGGATTCAGGAAATTTGCTGATCTTTTGATTGATAATTCTGCTGTTGGTATTGCAACAGCTGTTGGTTCTGAAATTGCAACGGTTGTTGATCTTATTGGTGAAGAAAAGCTCAGCTGTTTCCCAGATTACGATTTTGCTTCTGAAAGAACTATTGATATTGGTGGAAATAAAGTTGTTTCGGATCAAGTAGTATTTGAAAACAAAATTCTTCTTGACTACTTTGAGTCTAAAGGGAACAGGGTTCTTAAAATTGACGATTTTAGCTCCTCATTTAACAGTAATCCCAGATCCACTAACTTCTCAGTGACTTCAACTTACGATGATTCATTCACATACAATAAGATCTTTACTCTGGTACAGGATAAGGAACTTAGAAACAGAAAACAGTCTGCTATAGTTTGTGTTCTTCAGGATCGTAATAATGGATATGTAAGTCAGTATTCCACACTTGACACTATCGTTCCGCTCGGTTTCTTTGGTCACACAAGTATTGGAACTAGTGAGTGGGGTCTCACATTTACACCAAATCTCTTTGAATATAATAACTACGATGTATCCACTTTCCAATTCAGTGGTCTTGACGATATAACCGGTATTGGATCTCAAGCAATTGGTAATTTGGTATCGATTGCATCATCTTCTGTTTCTGTAGCTGTTGCTACGACAACCACGTTGTTTACAATTCCTACAACTGAGAGATCAGCAAAACTCTTGGTTCAACTGGAAGACACTCAAAACAATTACTTCGTGTCTGAATTTAGTATTCTACATGACGGAACAAATGTGGAGATGTTGCAGTATGGTGACATTACAAATAATTCTGGAATGACCGGTCAAGATGCATTTGGTACATATAAGGCAGAAATTAGTGGTTCAAATCTGGTCTTCAGTATTGTTCCTACAGTAGGAACAGCAGTCACTGCAAATGTTTCTGCAATCCTGACAAATGCTGGTACATCTGGTGTTGGAACCGTCAGTATGATTACTTCCAACCTATCATCCTATTATAAGTCTATCTCATCTTCAGGATCACCCACTGCTAATTTGATTGCAACATATGACAATCCATTCGCAACAGAATACTTTGTAGTAACTGTTCATGATACTACAAATAATGAATATGAGATGTTTGAATGTAATGTACTTGATGCAGACAATATTGGAATTGTCAAGTATGGTGATATTAAAACTAATGTTGGGCTAGGGACAGTTGGTGTTACCAAAACTAGTAATACTACTAATCTTGTCTATACTCCAAATGCGAGTATTGACGTTCAAGTAAGGGCGTTTGGTATTAGTCTTAAAAATTATGATAATATTACTGGTATCGCATCAATTAGTACACTGAATAATAATATTTTGTGGTCTAAATTTGGTGGATACACAGGAACTGAAAATGATAAGAAGAGAGCATTTACCCTTAGACACAATACAAAACCAATCTTCCAAAGATCTTTCCTTGGTAACAGTGGATCTGTTGTTAATCTTTCAAATAATTCTATCTCAGTTCCAGATCACTTCTTTGTAACTGGTGAAAAGCTGATTTATAATTACGAAAATTCTTTGACATCTACGGCCAATGCTGTTGGAATTGCTACCACAACAATTGCTGGTGTCTCAACTGACAAATTACCTACCACAGTATACGCAGTCAAGTTGAGTGATGTAAATGTTGCATTTGCAGCAAGTGCATTTGATGCTCTAGCAGTTCCTCCGACAACATTAGATATGACTTCTGTTGGTGTTGGAACGTTCCATCAAATTACATCAACCAACCAAAATGCAAGAGCTCTGGTTGCCATTGATAATATGATTCAGGCACCTGTGACTGAAGTTAATATATCCACCACTCTTGCTCAAGATGTTATATTTGATGTAGATTTCATTGTTAGTGGTATCTCATCACTGACATCCAATGATCTCATTAAGGTCAACAATGAGATGATGCTCATTCAAGACGTTGGAGTAGGAGCTACAAACAGAGTAAGAGTATTGAGAGCTCAAATGGGAACTGGTATTGGTACTCATGCAAATGGTACTACCGTAGAACTTATGGGTGGTAACTACAATATTGTCGATAATACCATCAATTTTATACAAGCTCCATTCGGTGCTATTCCCATTGGTACTACCACTGGTAGTCCAGATGAAAGAGATTTCTCAGGAATTACAACATTCTCCACTTTCCAAGGAAGGACTTTTATGAGGAGTGGAATTTCTGATGAATCTGTAGATACTTATTCCACAAACTTCACCTTTGATAATATTCAGGCCGGATTTAATGGTCAGAAAAAAGTATTTGGTTTGACACAGAATGGTGCTAACATTACAGGGTTCTCTACGAACAATGCAATTGTTCTAAATTCTAATATTCTTCAAGAACCACAGGGTGGTCAGATTAACACTGGTGATTTTAATATTACAGAAACTGCTGGTGTAACAAGTATTACATATCTTGGTGATAGTGTTTCATCTGGTGAAGATCCTAATAAGGCTACTATCCCCAGAGGTGGTATTATTGTATCTGTAGCATCTACACAAGGCTTTGGATATCAACCACTTGTATCCGCTGGTGCAAGTGTCAATGTATCTTCTGCAGGAACAATCCTCTCAACGGTTATCAATAATCCTGGTTCTGGTTATAGGGTCGGTATTCAGACTGTTAATGTTGGATATGCAATTTCTGCAACTGGTATTACAACTGTTGTTAATATTGGAACAGCCACAGTTCAAAATGGAAGTGTTGTAGCTATCACTACAAGTTATATTGGTGCTCATCTTGATGATTTACACCCACCCCTTATCATTATTGATGCACCACTTCCCTACCAATCAATTCCTCTCGTTTATGCTGATGGTGTTGTTGGAACAGGAACTGGAGCACGAGTTGATGTGACCGTAGGACAAGGTTCGAGTGTCGTATCTTTTGATATTGTCAATGCTGGTTTTGGTTACAAAGAAGGTGAGGTTGTTAGACCTTCTATTGGTGGAACAACTGGTGTTCAGACCAGTACTAATTATGACCCATTCCAACTCACTATTGAGGATGTGTTCCGTGACTCTTTCAATGGATTTACGGTTGGAGAACTTGATGTCTTTGACGATTTGGGTGAACAGTTTGATGGATTTAAAAAGGCATTTGATCTTACTATTAGTGGTAAGCAATACTCTATTGAAGTTGCCGCTGGATCAAATATTGACATTGCTCAGTGTTTAATTGTCACAATTAATGATATTCTTCAGGTACCAAATCAGTCTTATAAGTTTAATGGTGGTGCAGTCATTGAGTTCACTGAAGCACCTAAGAAGGGTGATAAGTCCAAGATTATATTCTACAAGGGAACACCCTCTGTTGATGTTGTATTGGTCGATATTCTTGAGACAATTAAAGTAGGTGACTCAGTACAACTGAAAAATAATCCTGAAGTAGGTCAAGGATTTGGTTTATTCCAAGATAGTAGAACCGTAACAGGTATCACTACCTTGGATACAGTTAGGACATTCCCTTATGATGGACCTGGTATTACAAAAAATGAAACTTTGGTAAGACCAGTTACATGGTGTAAGCAGACTAATGATATCATCATCAACGGTCAGTTTATCACCAAAGATAGAGTTGATCAGGAGCCATCTATCTTCCCAGCAGCATATCTTACAAGTTATGTTGGTCTCACAAGTACTTATGCATATACTGACACCTCAAGACCACTATTCAGTGGTAGAAATGAGACTAATCTGACTGACTATCAAGATCGTATTACATTAATCGATCAAAGAGAGTTCACAACAGCTCTTGGTATTGCATCTGTAGGTATTGGATCAACCGTTACCTCAATTACAATCACAAATGTTGGTTCTGGTTATTCTACCTTCACTCCAACGGTATCTATCGCACTTCCCGATGATACTAGTGGTACAAGAGCAACAGCTACTGCAAACGTAACTGGAAGTGGTGTTACTTCAATTACAATTACTAATCCTGGAACTGGGTACACTCAGGCTCCTCAAGTATTGATTGAAACTCCAACAATTAGAAGTGAAACTGTCGGTGTTCTTACCTATAAGGGTGATTCTGGTCAGATTGTTGGTTATGCACAATCTGCTGGTGGTCTTGCTACTCTAGAACTTTACATCCCAGAATCCTCAGATCTTAGAAAGGAATCTGTTATGGGTCCTGGAGCTGCAATCACTATGAGTCAATTGATTATTGGTGATATTTTTGTTATCAATAATTCAAACACTATATCCACCACAACTATGGATGGTGTGTATGAAGTCTCCAAGGCATACAATGTAACAAAGGATCTGACATCTGTTGGAATCGGAACTACATCTATCAGAAGAGTTGAAATTGCGTCTGTTGGTATTGGTACATCTTCTACATTTAAAAATGATTACTTCTGGGGTGAGTATACTTGGGGTAAGATCGAATTTAAGAACAGATCTTCTACTACTGCTCTTGAATTTACACCAAATCCCTACTCTGGACTATCAACCTCAGCTCTTGTACAGAGATTGAGACCACTGAAGTTTAATGGCTACACCAATTGAAATAAATAAAATATAGAATTGGGACAATTGTAGCTCATCCTAACTTGTTTACAGTCTAAGTTACCGTCTAAATAAGAAAAAAGTCCTCTAAACATGGCTGCGATAATTACTGATCAACTTCGTATTTTGAACGCGAAGAATTTTGTTGATTCTGTACAAGATTCTTCTAATTCATATTATGCATGGATTGGTCTTCCAGATGCTCCTCAGTTCCAGAGTGACTGGAATTCAAACCCTCCTGCCCCAAAGGATTGTTTGGATGATTCTGATTATTATTGGGATACCATGTTGGCTCTTAAAAAGATCAACTCTGGGGATGTAAGTCAGGTTGTAAAGAAGATTTCTTGGCAATCAGGTACCACATACGATATGTGGAGAAACGATATTGATAGAAATAATCCGTCACAGCCATCTGGTGCGTTGGATATTTACGATTCAAACTATTATGTAGTTAATAGTGAGTTCAAAGTTTATATTTGTTTGTTCAATAACGCCAATCCAGAGAATAGTTTTAGAGGCGGTCCTTCTCTGGATGAACCAAATTTCACCGATTTGGAGCCTAGAGAGGCAGGAAGTAGTGGTGATGGGTATATTTGGAAGTATCTTTATACAATTAAACCCAATCAAATCATTAAATTTGACTCAACTAACTTCATTCCAGTTCCCACAGACTGGGACACCAATTCATCTTACACTGCTGTAAGAGAAAATGCGAGTAAAAGTGGTCAAATTAAGATTGTAACCATCAGAAATCGTGGTGTTGGTATTGGAACAGCCAATATTACCTACACTAGAGTACCTATTAAGGGTGATGGAAGGGGTGCAGAGGCCACTGTTGTCGTAAATAATGACTCCAAAATTGAATCTGTGACCGTTTCTAACGGTGGAAGTGGCTATTCCTTCGGAACTTTGAATTTATTGGATGGTGGAGTTCCTTCAGGTACGGTTGATCCTATTTTTAACGTCATTATTCCTCCTCCTGGAGGTCATGGAGCCAATATTTACCGTGAATTGGGCGCAAATAACGTGCTTTCTTATGCAAGATTTGAAAACGACACACAAAATCCCGATTTTATTACCGGAAATCAGTTTGCGCAGGTCGGAATAGTTAAAAATCCCAAAAATTTCAATTCTTCGATCAATTTGACCGTTGATAAAGCCAGTGCAGTTTATGCTTTGAAACTTGTTGGTACTGGATTCAGTGAAGCTGTATTTACAGCAGACAGTACTTTCACTCAAACTGTTGGTTTAGGTTCAACAGCTATTGGTAAAGTCGTTTCATATGACCAACAAACAGGAGTTTTGAAGTATTGGCAGGATAGAAGAACTGCTGGTTTCAATACAGATGGTACTCAGAACTCAAATCCTAAATTTGGATTTGAACAGATTAAATTTAGTGCTACCCCAGTATCAGGAGGTAGTGCTCAAATTAATCCAACCTCCGGCAATACTCTATTAATTGATCAATCATTTTCTGGTGTATCTACTACAATAAATAGTCGTACATACTTCTTGGGTCAGGAATTCACGAACGGAGTTTCCAATCCAGAGTCTCAAAAATACTCTGGCGACATCATTTATGTTGATAACAGACCTTCTGTTACTAGATCAACTTCACAGAAAGAAGACGTTAAAGTTATCTTGCAATTCTAAAGAGATATGCCACAGGAAACAAATCTCAATGTCGCTCCTTATTTTGACGACTTTGATCCCTCTTCAAATTATTATAAGATTTTGTTTAAGCCGGGTTTTCCGGTTCAAACAAGAGAACTGACTGGTCTTCAATCAATTCTTCAAAATCAAGTGGAAGAGATGGGAAACCATTTCTTCAAAGAGGGTGCGAAAGTTATTCCTGGTGATCTCACATATATTCAAAATTTCTACGGTGTTCAGATTGAGCCCGAATTTCTTGGTATTCCTGTTGGAATTTATCTCGACCAACTGGTTGGAACTACTGTTACCGGTTCCATATCCGGTGTTACAGCTAAGATAGTCACTTATATCACCGATAAGCAGTCTGAAAGAGGTACTTTTACATTATATCTGAACTATGAGAATTCTCCATCTTCCGATGAAGCAGTAAGCACCTTCCAAGAGGGTGAAATTCTGACGACGAGCACAAATATCACTTATGCATCCACATTTATTTCTGCTGGAGAGGGATTTGCAACAACAATCCCCCAAAATGCACCAATTATTGGCTCATCCTTTAATATTTCGCAGGGTATTTATTTCCTGAGAGGCTATTTTGTCAATGTTGACTCCCAAACCCTGATTCTTGATCAATATAACAATACTCCATCTTACAGAGTTGGTCTTGATGTCATTGAGGAGATTGTTTCCTCTGATGTTGATCCTTCACTGAATGATAATGCCCAAGGATTCAGTAACTTTACGGCTCCTGGTGCAGATAGACTTAAGATATCAACAACTCTATCTAAAAAACCTTTAGGTACATTTGATGAAACTAATTTCGTTCAACTTTCAGAGGTAAGAGATGGAGTTCTTCGTCTTATTAACAAAAATACTGATTATAACTTCCTTGGTGATGAATTTGCGAGAAGAACCTTTGAGGAGTCCGGTAATTATTATATCAAGGAATTTATAACTTCGGTTAAGAACAGTCTTAATGACAACGAAGGAAATAGAGGAATTTATAATTCAGATCAAACAACACAGTCGGGAAATGTTCCTAGCGATGACCTAGGAATTTATAAAGTCTCACCAGGAAAGGCATATTGTAGAGGATATGAGGTAGAGACAATTTCCCCTTCTTTGATTGACTTTAATAAGCCCAGATCTACCAAAAAAGTAGAAGATCAGGCTGTCAATTTTGGTTTTGGACCTACTCTTAACCTTAACCGTGTCAGTGGATCACCTACAATTGGTGTCAATACGTCTCTGACAGTGAGTTTGAGAGATTCCAGACTTGGTGTTACATCATTTAGTTCTGTTGGTGCTGAAATTGGTGTTGCAAGAATTTATGACTTTGCACTTGAGGGTGGTTCTTATAACACACCATTCCCCAATCTGAATAACTGGGACTTGTCTCTGTATGATGTTCAGCTATATACTACCGTTACACTTAATGATGCAGTTACCCTGACAGTCTCTACACGCGTTAAGGGTGAATCTAGTGGTGCTACAGGTTTCTTGAAGAGTGCTGTAACCAACTCTACTAGTCTGTCTCTCTACAACGTATCGGGTGAGTTCCACAAGGGTGAGAGACTTCTGTTCAATGGTGTATTGGACAATGCACGATTCGTTGTAACGGATAAAAATTTCTCTCTTTCTGATGTAAAATCGGTTCGTAGTCTTGTAGGTACAGCTGCAACATTCACCGCAGACACGATTCAGACAAAAGTTCGTAGTTTTGGTTCTGCAAATGTTTCTGCAGGTGGTGGTGGTTCCTCGTTGATCTCTATTCCTGCAGATCCTGGTTTCTCCTTTATTGGTATCGTTACTACCGGTAATATTGTTAGATACTCAAAACCCGGTTTTGATATTGCCACTTTGAATAAAGTTATTGGTATTGCAAAAACAAATATCACTGTTGAAGCAATTACATCTGTAAATGGTGTATGTGATGGTACTATTCCCGCTGCAGTTACAGAAGTTCAGAACTTTGAGCTACTTTCTACTAAGGGAACTGGAAGTACCGCAGGTTCTGGAAACCAAGCGAACAACAGAGCACTCTATAGTGCATTCCCTAAAGCTAATGTAGAATCAGTAAATCTTGTTGATTCTGAAATTGTTATTAGAAGACAATATACTACATCAATTACAAGTAATTCTACTCCTGTTATCAATACTGAAGATAAAGAAGTATTCCTTCCTTTTGATGAGGAAAGATATATTCTTATTAGATCTGATGGTTCTACTGAGGTATTGACTGAAGATAGGTTTGTATTTACTAATGGTTCTAAGTCACTGAAGATCAACGGACTTGGTGCAAACGATACAAATACTAAATTGATTACAACCATCAGAAAAACTGATGTAAAGTCGAAGACAAAGATTAGGAATGTAGCTCAAGATTTGATTATCACTAAGTCTAATACCACTGCATCTGGTATTGGCTCAACCTCTCTTGGAGATGGTCTGACTACTGGTAATTGGCCATATGGTACTAGAGTTCAAGATGAAGAGATTTCTTTGAATACTGTTGATGTTTATAAGATTCACGGTATCTTTGAATCAGAAAACGAGAATGATCCTACATGTCCTGGTATGACACTTTCCCAATTGGATGGTGTCACTGCAACGACAAATGATCTTATTGTTGGAGAGATTATTGTTGGTCAAACGAGTGGAGCTAAGGCAATCTACCTCCAAAAGGATGATGATACTTCCATCTTCTTTACCTACTTGAATGACACAGTATTTGCTAATGCGGAAGTTGTTAAGTTTGAATCTTCTACTGTTAATGGTGTTACATCTAATGTAAGTCTTGGATCCAAAAATATCACTGAAGATTTCCAATTCTTTGATGGTCAAAGAGGAACTTTCTATGATTATTCAAGAATCATCAGAAATGCCGAGGCGCAAGTTCCAAATAAAAAAATTCGTGTATATTTTGCATCATCTTACTATGATGCAGGTGATGAAGGGGATATCACCACGATCAATTCTTATGTTGGTTATAACTATGGTACAGAAATTTCGGGTGTTGATGGTGTTAGATGTTCTGATATCGTTGATGTTAGACCTAGACTGGCAGATTATGTTTTAGCTGAAGGTGCAAGATCTCCATTTGAATTTGACGGAAGAAACTTTGTAGATGGCACAGCAAATGCTAATAAACAGTCCTCTAAGCACATTATTGCATCTGATGAGTCACTGACTGTAGATTACAACTACTATCTCCCAAGAGCTGATAGAATTTACATTGACAAAGAAGGTGCTTTGGGCTACCTGGCAGGTGCTCCCGATGACTTCCCCAAACTTCCTGATAGTCTCAGCAATGTAATGAACATTGCTAATGTATTCTTACCAGCATACTTGTATGATGTAGGTGATGCTCAGATTAAGTTTATTGAACATAAGAGATATCAGATGAGCGATATCTCTAAACTTGAACAGAGAATCAAAAATCTTGAGTATTATACTTCGTTGAGTCAGTTGGAATCAAGCACTCTCAATCTCTTTGTTGAGGATGCTAACGGTCAGAACAGATTTAAGTCGGGTATTTTTGTTGATAACTTCACATCTCTTGAGCCACAAGATACTTCTATCGGTATTAGAAACTCTATTGATACTGATAATGGAGTTCTAAGACCATCCCACTATACCACTGCTCTCAATCTCCAACTTGGAACAACTGCCATCGCTGGTATCGGAACTACATCAAATGCAAATCAGGATGCTGACTTTGCAGAAGTTGTAGGTGTCAATGTCAAGAAGAGTGATAGAGTCATTACACTTGATTATACTGATGAAAATTGGTTAGAACAACCTTTTGCTACAAGAGTTGAAAATGTCACTCCATTCCTTGTTCAGTTTTGGCAAGGTGAAATTGAACTCATTCCAGAAGTTGATGTGTGGATTGATGTTAATAGACTTGAAGTAAATGAGGTAATGATGGAAGGTTCCTTCCAAGGCATTGCTCAAGCCCTTGGTGCTGATGTGAGAACTGCGGCTGATGGAAGTAGAAGAGGTGTATCACCTGTAACTTGGAATTCCTGGCAGACGGTTGGTGTTGATGTTGATACTTCACTCTCCAATAGAGTTTCTAGTAGTGCTGTTAGTTCCACTAATACCAATAGATCAAATGCTAGTTCAAATATTTTAGGTGGGAGACTCTCAACCACGGTCACAACTAGAAATACGACCAGAACAGTAACTACCAACAACGCAATTACAGCGACTACCTCTACAAATCTTTCTCAGACTAGATCTGGAAGACAGTTCTTTGTCAACGAAAGAATTGATACCGAATCTCTTGGTGATAGAGTTGTGAGAAGAGAGATCGTCAACTTCATGAGATCTCGTAATATTAGTGTAATTGGTAGAAGATTTAAGCCGTTTACCAGAGTCTATTCATTCTTCGATGATGTAGATGTCAATAACTACATGACACCAAAACTCATCGAAATTGAGATGATTAATGGTACATTTGTTGTTGGTGAAACTGTCAATGGAAGAATGGATGATGGTGGGTCCCAGGTAACTACTGGTACTACTATCCCATCAATCAACTTCAGAGTTGCTACAAATAACCACAAGTATGGTCCATACAATTCACCTACTGACTTCTACGATAGTGACCCCTACAATAGAGATGTAGTATTCCCATCCATTTACTCATCTGCTGCTACTGTACTGAATATTGACACTTTCAGCCTCCAATCTCAGGACTTCCCACAGTTCAGTGGATTTATTTCTAAGTCGATGATTCTTACTGGTAGAACCAGTGGTGCTCAAGCAAGAGTTACGAATGTCAGGATGGTAGCTGATAGAGTTGGAACGATGATCGCTTCCTACTTTGTTCCTAATGGTAACAATCCTTCCAACCCATCATTTGAGACTGGTAGATCAAACTTCAGACTTACAAGTAGTAAGATCAACAGCACTATTGAAGGTATCGTATCTACTGCTGGTGAATCTATTTTCTATTCTGAAGGTAGTGTTGACGTTACACAGGAAACGACACTGGCAATTAGAAATGCAACTGTCAGAAGAGAGGAGCGTTCACAGAGACGAATCATCGGTGATACAGCCAGATCTAATGCTATCAATGTTCAGTCTACAGATACCAATACCACTACGGATGTTGATATAAGTCAGAGATTTATTCCGCCCCCGCCCCCGCCGCAGATCGACCCCCTTGCACAAACATTCTTTGTAGATGATTTGTCGGGTGTATTTGTTACCAAGGTTGATATCTTCTTCCAATCCAAGGATGAAAATATTCCTGTTCTGTTTGAGATCAGAGATACAAAACTTGGAACCCCAACATCCAATGTACTTCCATTCTCAGCAGTATCTATCGATCCTAATGATGTAAATGTGAGTGAGGATGGTACTGTTGCTACAACAATCACACTTAAGGCACCTGTATATCTGAATCCACAGACAGAGTATGCAATGGTTCTTCTGTCACATTCTACAGAATACCGTGTATGGATCAGTAGACTTGGTGAAGCAGATGTCACTTCTACCAATCAAGAGAGTGGTCAGATTCTTGTTACAGAACAACCTCTACTTGGATCACTATTCAAGTCACAGAATGCTTCTGTATGGACTCCTTCACAGTATGAAGACCTTAAGTTCACGATGTATGTTGCGAACTTTAAGACACAGGGTAACGTATCCATGTTTAACCCTGAACTTCCTAGTGATATTTCTCAAATCGACCCTAATGGTATTACTATTGAGTCCAGACAGATCAGACTTGGACTGAACAAGTTGGTAAATGATGCTGGTCTTCTTAAGGGAAGAACAGTCAAACAACTTACTATTGGTGCACAAGGTACACTTGTAGCTTTTGCTGGTTCTGTCACCTCTAATCTTACGATTACAAATGCAGGTATTGGTTACACACCATCTTCTGGTGCATTTACTTATACTGGAGTTGGTCTAACAGCTATCACTGGTAAGGGAGTAAATGCAACTGCCGATATTACTATTACTAATGGTGAAGTTACAGCAGCCACAGTCAATACAGGGGGTTCTGGTTATGTCGTTGGAGACGTTCTGGCACCTGTCGGTCCTGGAACCCTCAATCTTGGACGTGGTATTCAACTTTCTGTAGATAGTACTCTTGGTAATAATACCCTTGTTCTTGACAATGTACAAGGTAACTTTACCACCAATGCATCTTACCCATTATACTATGAGAATGCTGTTGGATTTACAACAGAACTCAATGATGTTGGTGGAGCTGTTCTTCCAATAGCACCAATTAGAATTAACCACGAAGGATCTTATCTCAGGATCTTCCAAAGAAACCATGGTCTTTACTCTAATGTAAACAGAGTCACACTTAGTGATGTCAGAAGTGATTCATCTCCTCTGACTCTTGCAGTAAATTATCCGTTTAATTCAACAACCTTTATTACCCTCAGTAAAAATGCTTCCAGTAATGGTTACAATACATTTGAGAATATTGGTGTAGCTGGTACTAATCCCGGTTATGTCAAGATCGGTGATGAGATTATCAGTTACACGGGTACTAATGGTAGAACTCTTACTGGTATCGTTAGAGGTATTGATAATACTGTTATCTCACAGCACAATTCTGGTGAACTAGTATATAAGTATGAACTTGACGGTGTATCTCTCAGAAGAATCAACACAGAACATCAACTTGCAAACGTCAATGCAAGTGAACTGGAAGAAGCTCCTATTGGACTTGACTACTACTATGTTAAAGTTCAGATGAATGCAAATGGTGTTAATAGAGCACCAGCTAACGCTGCAGGATTCCCACCACTTTACTTTAGTGAGAGTAAACTTGCTGGTGGTCCTTTCGTTAAAGGATCTTACAACCTCCCATTCAGTTTGATCACTCCTAAGATTACAACAATTACTCCTCTCGGAACTAACCTTATTTCTCAAGTAAGAACAATTTCTGCGGCTAGTGTATCCGGTAATCAAGAATCTTATCTTGATAAAGGATACAAACAAGTAACTCTCTTTGATAAGAATTACTTTGATGATATGATGATGGTTGCATCACCTCAGAATGAAGCTCTTCAACTTAATGCTGATACCTTCCCAGGTAAGAAGTCATTCGGTATGAACTTTACATTATTGTCAACTAATCCTCGTATCAGTCCAGTTATTGATCTTGACAATGCGTCGGTTGTATTCACCAGTAACAGAATCAATAAACCTGTCACTGATTATGCATCGAACTTCAAAGTAAATGGAGTATCGGAAGATCCCGATAGATTCATCTATGTAAGTAAGAATGTAGAACTTGAGAATCCTGCAACTTCCCTTCAGGTTCTTCTTGATGCGTATGTCTCCAACTTTGGTGATATCAGAGTGTTCTACGCACTCAATCAGACTGGTCCGGTTCAAGAGAGTATCTTTGTTCCCTTCCCTGGATTCAATAACAAGGATATCAACGGATCCATCATTGATATTGGAAACAATAATGGAACACCTGATAAGAAGGTTCCTAAGGTTGATTCTTACAGCCCCGAACCACTTATCAATGAATATAGAGAGTATAAGTTTAGTGTTGATGACATCAGTCCATTTACATCCTTCAGGATTAAAATTATTGGTACATCAACAAACCAAGCTAACGCTCCGTTTATTAGAAGTCTGAGGGCTCTGTCATTCGCATGATGAATAATTATCTCCCAGTCGAAGGAATGGATGGCTATTTTAGAGACATCCATTCCGGTGCAATCGTTAATAAAAATAATCTCGAATATAACACATACATCAGAAACAGACAAAAACTAAAAGAAGATAAACAAAAAATTGATTGTCTTCAAGGTGAAGTAGTAAGTATAAAGAGTGATGTGAATGAAATTAAGTCAATGCTTAATTCTATTACTGAGTTATTAAATAAATAGACATATAGATAGGACCACTATAAATGGCTCAGCCTAGTACTAGACAAGAACTCATTGACTATTGTTTGAGACAGTTAGGTGCTCCTGTTTTGGAGATTAATGTTGCTGAAGAGCAGGTTCAAGATCTTGTAGATGATGCAATTCAGTATTTTCAAGAGAGACACTTTGACGGTGTGTCACAACAATATCTTAAGTATGAAGTAACTCAAGCAGATGTTGATAGGGGTAAAGCAAGACCAGCTGGCGCACCACAAAATGATAGTGGAACAACTGGTATCGCATCTACTAGCGCAACCGCAACGATTGTAGGAACTGAAACTACTTTTACATACTATGAAAATAGTAACTATCTACAGGTACCACCTAATGTAATTGGTATCAATAAGGTATATCAATATGATGATGCTCAGTCTATGAGCATGTCAAACATGTTTAGTTTTAAATATCAGTTGTTCCTTAATGATATCTATTATTGGGGATCCACAGATCTTTTATCATACTCAATGGCTATGTCGTATTTGGAGACGATGAACTTCCTTCTGAATACACATAAACAGATTAGATTTAATCAGAGACAAGATAGGATGTATCTCGACGTTGATTGGGGACAACTCAAGGCAGGTCAGTTCTTGATCATTGACTGTTGGAGAACATCAGATCCTAATGATTATCCAAGAGTTTATAATGATTCTTTCCTCAAGCCATATCTGACAGCACTCATCAAGAGACAGTGGGGTCAGAACTTGATTAAGTTCCAGGGTGTGAAACTTCCTGGTGGTATTGAGTTTAACGGAAGACAACTTTATGATGATGCCCAAGCAGAAATCGACAGAATCAAGGAGAGTATGTTGAGTACATATGAATTACCACCCCTTGACCTTATCGGGTGATGATATATGTTAAATCCATTTTTTCTTAACGGCACATCATCTGAACAGAACCTGATTCAGAGTCTTGTCAACGAACAACTAAAGATGTATGGAGTGGAGGTATTTTATCTCCCCAGAATTTATGCGTCTACAAAAACTATCATTAGAGAAGTAATTGAGTCTGAGTTTAAGAACGCATATCCTATAGAGGCGTATGTCGATACTTATGAGGGATATGGTGGTCAGGGAACTATCCTTTCAAAGTTTGGTATCGAGAATAGAGATGATTTGACACTTGTCATCTCAAAAGAAAGATTTGAGAGCTATATTACACCACTTACAAAACAGATCTCAAATATTCAACTAGCCACCAGACCAAAGGAAGGGGATTTAATTTACTTCCCTCTGGGAGATAGATTGTTTGAGATCAAGTTTGTAGAACACGAACAACCCTTCTACCAACTTAAAAAGAACTATGTTTATGAACTGAAGTGTGAACTCTACAGATATGAAGATGAAGTCATCGATACTGGAATCGAGACAATTGACGATGAGATTGCACAGATTGGATATATTCAAACACTTAATCTGATTGGTGCTGGTAGAACTGCTACCGCAACCGCAGAACACTGTAGTTCTGGTTCGATAAGTGATATTTACATATCCAACATGGGTAAGAATTTTAGATCTACTCCTACAGTTGGATTCTCTTCTGCACCATCTGGTGGAACAACTGCGGCTGGTATTGCATCTGTTTCTTACAGTCGTCCTGGATGTAAAGGAACTAGTGGGGTTATTCCTGCAATCCTAATGACGAATACTGGATGTGGATATACTGAAGCACCAATGATAGTGGTAAATGGTGGTCGTGGGACAGGGTTTGCAGCAACCACAGGTATTTCAACCAATGGATCTGTAAAATCTATTACAGTAACCGATGGAGGTGCGGGTTACACTTCTGCACCTAAGGTCACAATTGGAGCTACAAGTGAACTTGCTGTTGGTATATCAACTATTAGTTCCTCTGGAATTGTCACAGCCATTTATATTCTTAAGGGTGGTGTAGGTATCAACTCTGCACCTATCGTTAGTATTGATCCACCAAAAGCCATTAGTGCTGGTGTTACTGTTGGTGGTGAGTTTGTATTCAATGAAGTTGTTACAGGATCTACAAGTGGTACAACAGCTAGGGTCAAGGAATGGAACACTGTTACAGATACAATGGAAGTAGGGGTCATTGACGGAACATTCGTTGTTGGTGAAGTTCTTACTGGTTCAACCTCTGGTGCAAAGTATGTAATTGGTGGTGTTCAAACAGATGATTTAGTCACACCATTTGCAGATAATGATAATATCGAAATTGCTGCAGATAGTATCATTGACTTTAGTCAGACTAACCCATTTGGGATGCCTTGATTTGAAACTGTTAAATAGATGTGTAACAGTGTAAAATAATGTTTGAATATTTTTACAACGAAATTTTTAGATCCGTAATTATTGGTTTCGGTTCCCTTTTTAATGGAATCCAAATCAAAAAGAAGGATGAAAGTGATGATACCTTTAGTGTCATCAAAGTTCCTCTTGCTTATGGACCTACACAAAAGTTTCTTGCAAGGTTGCAACAAAACCCTGATCTAAATCATCCAACTCAAATGACCCTTCCAAGGATGTCATTTGAATTTACAGCACTTGCGTATGATCCTTCCAGGAAGTCAACCAAGACCCAGAGTATGGTCATCACCAATGCAAATGGTGAAGAGGAGAGAAAAACATTTTTACCTGTTCCATACAATATGACTATTGTCCTTTCGGTTTATACAAAACTGAATGATGATATGTTACAGATTACTGAACAGATTGCACCATATTTTCAACCAGGATATACAATTCCAATTAAGTTTCTAGGGGACTATGAGGAGGTTGTGAATACTCCTGTTGTTCTTGAAAATATTGATATGACGGATGAGTATGAAGGTAACTTCGATACTAGAAGAGCACTCATCTATACGTTTACATTCACAGCAAAAACCATGCTCTTCGGACCACTTACCGATGTAACCAAGGATATCGTCAAGAAGGTTACTGTTGGTTATATTGCTGGATCCAAATCGAACAAATACGAAAGGGATGTCACGTATCAGGTCACACCAAGAGCTATCAAAGATTATGATGGTGTAGTCGCAACACTTCTCGCAGAGAATGTTGATATGGTGGAAACCGTCATTGATGTAGAAGATGGAACCAAAATTCCAGAAGGATCTTACATCTACATCGATCAAGAGGAAATGTATGTTGAGACTGTGACAGGTAATAAGATCCTTGTCAGAAGGTCCCAGGATAAATCACCAATTCAAAATCATGTGTTGGGATCCAAGGTCTTTACTATTAATCAGGCTGATAATACCAAGATTGAAGTAGGAGATGACTTTGGTTTTGATGGTAATTTACTCTGAGGTTAAATTATGGATAAGTATGAAAAACTTAACGAAACATTTGACGTGACACCAGTTGAAATAGATAAGAAAAGCCCCAATGATATCGATACCAAACTTAAAAAGTTTGAAAGTACCAATGAAGATA